ATATACACAAATAACAGAAGAAGAATATAACAGTTATATTGGTCAAATCAAAAAGATCGATTGGTCTGCTATTTATGACGGTGCTGAGAATTTAGAGGCACAGGGTGAAATGTACTGTACTACTGATGCCTGTGAAATAAAAATCTCTTAGTATGATAAAATAGACCCATAATGTCTATTGTTTCTAACTTATACGCAGATAAAGCATTTTCAGAACATCCTATTGCTCTTTGGTCATTAGATGATTCTGCTGATTATGTTTCCTTAATTCCTAACCAAAATAGAAACATATACGATTGGGCAACAGAGGGTTGTGAATCTGAAAACTTTACAGATGTATTAGATGAGCCTTTTATAAATAGCAGTGTAACTAAAATAAAAGGAAATGTAACATCTGAAGAGTTCGGTTCCTTTTCATGCATTAGCCCTAATCTTTTAGATTTTTCTGAATTAAGTGTAAGTCTTGGGACATTTTCAGTAGGTCTTTATGTATATTCTACAAGCCCATACATAACAAGTTACGAACTTGGCTATGAATATTATGATGTTGCGTTAGGCGATTACATAAAGAAAACAAGAATATTTAATACATCAATAACAGAAAAATGGATATTCCTATCTGAAACATTCAAAGTTCCAAATGATGAAGGTCAGATGAGACTGGTATTTAAGGCAAACTTCCTTGGAGGGTATTCTGATCCAGAAGAAAATTCAGTACTGGTTAATGGAATAACGTTTGGTCAATGGTCAGAAGAGTTTGCATCAACATCATTGGGTATAGAGCCAATAGAGTTACCATCTGGAATCTTTACTGAAACAACATACGGTTACCCAGCAAGATCGTACGGCTTGCAAGAAAATGATGGTTATTACATTGTAAATAATAATGCTTTGCTTTCTAAGAACTCTGGTGCACCAATGGTTTACGGAACATCTAATTGCACAATAATTTATCCAAATAATGGAAAGCCGTCACTTGTTTTGCCATCAATGGGATTCTTAAATAATTCTGGTAAGTATAAAGTATATACAGTAGAGATGTGGTTAAGAATAAATTCAGATGCAATCACACCTAAAAAGATTTTTGGTAATATTGAAGATGAAAATGGACTCTATGTAGATGGACCTTTTATAATTTTAAAAATAGGTAATAAGTCTGCATCACACTATATTGGTGAATGGGTTAGGCCGATGCTCTTGCATATTTTATATTTAGAAGATTCATATAAATTATATATTAATGGAGAAGAAGTATTATCTATTTATCAAAAAGCAGAAGATGTAAATTTTGAATCATCAAAAGAATGGCTGGGCTTTTGGGCATATGATGATGTTAGTCCTTTAGAGATAGACTGCGTAGGTATTTACCCATACAAGGTTTCTAATATAGTAGCAAAACGTAGATTTGTTTATGGACAGGGAGTTGAGGCACCAGATAATATAAATACAGCATATAGCGGAAAATCTTTGTTAATAGATTATGCTTTTGCAGATTATTCAAACAATTACATTTATCCAGATATAGGAAAATGGAGTCAAGGAATAAATGACAACCTTTCTATAAATAATAATATTTTGTCAACACCAGATTACGTCTTACCAAAAATTTTAATTAATCATCAAGGAACAAATAGCGAAGAATTTTATGATGAATGGATAAACGCAAATGCCTCTCTTCCAACGGACACAGACGGAGAATACTTTAGGGTAAGACCCAATAATGATTATTCAGCACAAGTATATTTTGAAGACATAAACTTTCTTCAACAAGAAGTAAAAAGCATTTACGGAGTATTTAAAAGAACTGGTGATTCAAGATATATCAACGGTGTAGAACAACCTATGACACTGTTTAAAGTTATAGATCCAAATAATAATTATTTTCATATTTATTTATATCAGGATAGTTCAAAGATAACCTATGTTGTTAAACTAGGAAATCAACCAGCAAAACAAATTCATCAACAAAGCATCGAAATAACTAAGGGAGAAAGATTCTACGCTGGGTTCTACATTCCAAACGTAGTCAGTTGGTTTGGCGGAGAGGTCGCTTCAATTTTAGGAAATATTTCTCAATGCAAAATCTATATAGGAAACGATGAATTTTATGCATCCTGGTTTGATGGAAGCATCTATAAAGTTGGATTGGCAAATGCTAGAAATAGTTCTTTGATTGCTCCAGCGTTTGGATCAAATGGTTTACCAGCAGACTATTTTAGTATTGACGATTATATAAGTGCAATTACGGTTGACGCTGGATTATATAACCAAGAATTCTGGAACTACTTAGTAGACGGTGGAACTTCTGGGCTAATGTTGTTTGATAAGATTTTAGATCATACAGCATCATACACACTTGTTGCATCAAGGTATTTAGATGAATACGCATTAGATATAGATGTTGTGGGGTATTGGGAAGACTACCAGCCTCTAACATATTATGCTCAGTTTGTGCAAGACTACGAGGGCGATAGTACATACGATTTAGACTTTTTACAGTTTAATATAGATTATCCTTCACCATCTAAATTTTATGAAGTAGAAACTCAAGAAAATGAGTGGAGTTACGCAGAGTTGTATAATAAGTACAATTACCCAAGAAAAAGAACTTACGATTCACTGGATAACTTTTTGTTTACGGGGTATAGAGATTATGAAGATTTACAGTTTAATACTACAAGAACATATAAATATGATACAACAAATGCAAAAATTAGATCGTATATTTCTTTCCAATACATAGAGGCTGGAGCAAACTATAGTTCTGGATTCTTTACTAAAATAGAACCGCCAGCAAAAGAAGGAACGGTAGAGCCAGGCAGCGACTGGATTTCTACAAAATATGAAACTATAGATAATATGATTGTTTATCCACCAAGCAATGTTGACTTTAATGATCTTGCAGTTGTTACGCATTTAGAATTTAAAGTAGAAAATACATTAAGAAATAAAGTTAAACTTAAGAAGTTAGAATATTGTTCTCAAGCATTTAATGAGTCTAGTAATCCTATTGGAACAAGTCCATATAGCAAAATGTATCCATACAAAAAGTCTGGAATTTATTATAGTTATAAAGGCAAGAATCCATATAGCATATACAAGAAAACGTCTCCATATTTATACATGACAAGAAACAGTGGAATACAGTTGAGAGGAAAGCAAGATCCTTTAATTAACAGAGGTTTGTTTATTCCAATCAATGAAGATCAACTTACACAGTTTGATAAGATTATGGCAATGCAGGTTGCATTAAGATTTGATGAAGATTATTTTCCATATGCACCAACACAGATATTTGAAATAGAGGCAAAGAACTCTTATATTAGATTTTATATTGTTGCCAACGATCAGACTGGACAACGAGGAAGAATATACGGAGTCAATGCACTAACTGGAAAAATTGAAAATGGAATTGCATTTTATTTGAACGGTAAAATAGTTAAGGATCCAACCCTAACAATAAAGCAATGGGCATTCCTTGGCATATCTTTTTCTAATCTACTTGACATATCTGGTATTATGGGTTCAATCAAATTAAATGGCCCAATGTTATTTAATAATATTTCTTATTATCAATCAACAAATTTACAAGAAGTTCAAAAGGTTTCAACCAGACCTTGGTTCCAGGTAAAGCGGTCTGGACCTCTAACTTTGGACTGGGATTATTGGTTGCCAGAGTTTTTCCTATGGAATGGTGTTCTTGTTCAATCCTCTATCAGTTATTATGGGGTAGACCCAGAAGATATATATAAGAGTTATGTAGGAACAAATAAGATAGTTGTTGAGTCAGACAAGGTTTTTAGTATTGGTGATTGCGAATATAATACTTACCAAAATGTTTTATGGCAACAGACAACATCATCAGCCGTATAATATGGTATACTGGTGGTTATGAAAAACAAAAATCATCAACCTTTTGGTAAAGACGGAAAGCCACGCATGCCTGGTCAAATAGGCGACACAAAAGTTACAATGATTGAGAAGAACTATGACTGGGGTCTTTATGTATGGAAAAAGGCAAACGGTAAATGGTTTACAGACGGTAATGGAAATATATTAAATATACCATCAATGAAGGGTGATCTTTCTAAAATAGCAGAATTAAAGAAGGCAGCAGCATATTATGGAGAGCCAGAAGGACAACCACATTTCTTTCCTGGGCTTGCACGGGTAACTGATGAAGAATACTCTGAACAAAAGCAGAGAATGATGGAAGGTTGGATTCCAAATCTTAACGACCTTGGATCAGTATATGATGCACAGCAAACTATTAAAAAGTATGGAGCACAAGACTAATGTCAGAAGAACAAGAATTTATTATTGGTGCCAAAATAGATAATACTTTTGACATCATGGATCAGTTTAAAGAAGAAGATCCATTTAACAAGTCATGGAATGAAATTAAATCTTATAATGGTTTAGATAATAACTTTAAAAGAAGAACTGGTAGATTAGTAGAAAAAGCACTTGCACCAGAAAATATGCAAGGATACATTGATAGTGCAAGAGCAGAACAAAGCGGTATTGATGGAGCAAAGTCAAAAGAAATTAATCCTGGTACTGTATACAGAAATGCATATGGATTATTTGATGTAATTACACCACCATGGAATGTTTATGAACTTGCTAACTATTATGACACATCATTTGCTAACCATGCTGCAATTGATGCCAAGGTAGAAAACATTGTTGGCCTCGGTTATGACTTTGAAATTTCTCCAAGCACAATGCTTCGTCTTGAATCAAATAAAGATAAAGAGCAGGTATCACGAGCAAGAAATAGAATTGAACGAGCAAAGATTGAATTGCATGAATGGCTTGAGTCATTAAATGATGACGATTCTTTCACAACCACAATGATGAAGGTTTATACAGATGTTCAGGCAATTGGAAACGGGTATTTAGAAGTTGGTAGAACTACTCGTGGAGAAATTGGATACATTGGGCATATACCAGCAACAACAATGCGTACAAGAAGATTGCGTGACGGATATGTTCAGATTATTGGACAGAAGGTTGTTTACTTTAGAAATTTTGGAGCAAGCAATCCAAACCCAATTACATCAGATCCACGACCAAATGAAATTATTCACTTCAAGCAATATTCTCCATTAAATACATTTTATGGAGTACCAGATATTATGTCTGCCATTAACTCACTTCACGGAGACCAGTTAGCGTCACAATATAACATCGACTACTTTAGCAATAAGGCTGTTCCTCGTTATGTTGTGACACTAAAGGGTGCACGTCTTTCTGCAGATGCAGAGGATAAGATGTTTAGATTCTTGCAGACAAACCTTAAGGGGCAGTCTCATAGAACACTGTATATTCCACTTCCTGGAGATAGTGATACAAACAAGGTTGAGTTTAAGATGGAGCCTATCGAGAACGGTGTTCAGGAAGGCTCATTTGAAAAGTATCGTAAGCAAAACCGTGATGATATTTTAATTGCACACCAGGTTCCACTATCAAAGATAGGCGGAGAAGATGCTGGCGGTATAGCAGCAGCAATGTCTCAGGATAGAACATTTAAGGAGCAGGTAGCAAGACCTGCACAGAGAGAGTTAGAAAAAATCTTAAATAAGATTATTAGAGAAAAGACAGATATTCTTGTTTTAAAGTTTAAGGAACTAACTCTTACAGATGAAATTGCACAATCTCAAATACTGGAAAGATATATCAAGACTCAGGTAATGCTTCCAAATGAAGCAAGAACTGTACTTGGACTTCCACAAAGGGAAGGAGGGGATGAGCCTTTCCAACCTAAGCCACAGGATACTGCTAACGATACAGCAAACAGGGCAAGGGATGGAGAAAGAGCGAATAACCAGTCCGATGGTCCTGCCACAATAAGTGGTAGAAATCCAAAGGGCGAGGGTAGATCTTCGCAATAGTTATACACAGTGTTATCCACAATTTATTAACATTTGTGTAAAAAAGGCTCTATAATATATTCTAGTATGACTATATCCAAAGCCCATTGGAATACTGATGGCGACTCAGTAAGACTTTCCCTTCCATTTGCGAAGGTTGATAAGGAGAGACGTATTGTCTCAGGTTTTGCATCCCTTGATAACGTTGATAAACAAGGAGATATCGTTACATCAGAAGCATCAATGAAAGCCTTTTCTGCTTTCCGTGGAAACATTCGTGAGATGCATCAACCATCTGCAGTTGGAAAGATGGTTTCATTTAAAGAAGATAAATACTTTGATCCAGAATCTAAGAAATTTTATTCTGGAGTTTTTGTTTCTGCATATATTTCAAAAGGCGCACAAGATGCATGGGAAAAAGTTCTTGATGGAACATACACTGGTTTTTCAATTGGCGGTAGAATGAATAAGTGGGATGACGGTTATGATGAGAAGTCAGATGCAACAATTAGAATTATTAAAGACTACGATCTTGTTGAATTGTCTTTAGTAGATTCACCAGCAAATCAATTTGCAAACATCATGCATGTTGAAAAAGTAGATGGTGTAGATGTTATTAAAGGTGCAGATGTTGCACTTGAAAATGTTTTTTATGATGAAGAATCTGGAATTGTAATGGTATCAGATCAAGAGACAGTAACAAGTCCAGTTACTGGTAATACAATGAAGAATATAGGTTTCGTTGAAAAAGAAGACAACGAAAAGATGGATATAGTAAAATTCTTAGTAGATAGTGCTAAAGGCATTGGTGCTAAGATTTCAGAGGAGGAAAATCCTATGGCAAAAACAAAGAAAGTTACTGAAGAAGTAACAGAAATTGCAAAGTCAGAAGAAGTCGCTCCAGAGGCAATTGCCGAAACTCCTGTAGTTGAAACTGAAAAAGCAGATGTTGTTGATGAAACAACAGAAAAGACAGATGCTGTTGTTGAAACAGTTGAAGTTGCTGATTCAGAAAAGGCTGCAAAGAAGCCACATCCAGATGAGGAAAATGCTGCAGAAGATGCAGCAGAAGGTCCT